ACAGACGAAGGCTCACAGCCAAGAGTATGTGAAGAAATTAGAAAGAAAGGTAGCGTGATTATCTTTCCATCTTTTGTTTGGCATAGAGTCAAACCAGTAACCAAAGGAATACGACACTCCTTAGTGTGTTGGAATTTAGGATATCCATTCAGATGATTGATTTTTTTATTTTAGTTTTTACGTTTATGCTTATAAAAGGTTTATTTCTTAAGCCTCCAGGACCAGGAGAGTGGCAATGAGTTTTAAAAAAAATAAATACCAAGTAATTAAAGGCGCTATATCAACAGAGTTAGCAGATTTTTGTTATCAATACTTTTTAAACAAAAGAGCAGTAGCAAGACATTTGTTTGATGAAAAATACATTTCACAATTTACTGAATACTTTGGAGTTTGGAACGATCAACAAATACCTGAAACGTATTCACACTATAGCGATATAGTGATGGAAACTTTATTGCAAAAAGTTAAACCTATTATGGAAAAAGAATCAGGCGTAAAGCTAACTGAAACTTATTCATATGCAAGAATCTATAAAAAAGGTGATGAGTTAAAAAGACATAAAGATAGATACTCTTGCGAGATATCTACTACTATGAATTTAGGTGGTGATGATTGGCCTATATTTCTAGAACCATCAGGCGAAGAAGGTAAAAAAGGCGTAGAGGTAAATTTAAAACCAGGCGATATGCTGATGTATCGTGGTTGTGAATTAGAACACTGGCGTGAGCCATTTAAAGGTAAAGATTGCGGACAGGTGTTTTTGCATTATAATGATGCTAGTGGCAAAAATGCCGAAAGCAACAAATATGACGGTAGGCCTATAATTGGATTGCCCGCATATTTTAAAGGAGCTTAATATGGATATATTAATACCATTAATAATAGTAACAGTAGTTTTGGCTTGGTCTGTAAAAAGATTCAAACCTGAACTTTGGGAAAAAGCAGTTTCTAAATTTAAGAAGTAACATGTCTTGGTGGAAAAAAGTAGTACATTTTTTTACGCCTCTTAGTTCGGCAGAACTACCTAATCCTCTTAAAGAGGATATGGAAACCGTTAGAGCTAGGAATAAAAAAGGCAGGTATGTTGCTGACGATCCTAGCACTCCAGACATAAACGAAGCTTATACAAAAGTTCCAAAAAAAAGAGGCCGACCTCGTAAGAAAAAATAATGTATGAGTATAGTTGCCAGGTCACTAAGGTGGTTGATGGTGACACTATTGACGCTGATCTGGATCTCGGTTTTAATATTCATCATAAGTGTCGCGTACGTTTATACGGTATTGACACTCCCGAGTCGAGAACTCGCGACAAAGACGAAAAGGCTAGAGGTAAGCTAGCTGCTAAGTTTTTACAAGACGCCATATCAAATGGCAATCACGTCATCTTACAGACGCAATTAAAAGACTCTAAAGGTAAATTCGGTAGAGTTTTGGCATCAGTTATCGTAGATGGAATAGATATTAACCAGCAAATGATTGAAAAATATATGGCGGTTAAATACAAGGGCCAAAGCAAGCAGGATATTAAATTAGAGCATATGAATAATAGATCTAAATTAATTGAACTAGGAGTTTATAAGCCAGATGGACAAGGAGCAACAACAGCATGACAAAATAATAGCTTGGGCGGCTATTGGTTTTTTAGTAACTTTGGTTATTGGCTTGTCTGTAAATGTTAGCGCTCAATCCTCTCAACAGTCTGGTACAGCTTGCGTCAACGGATCTCAGTATTGCGAAAACAATAGTTTGGATACAGTTAATACGACTACGACCACCAATACCAACACCAATACCAACACGAATCAAAATACGAATACAAACACCAATACAAATTCTAATACCAACGTATCGACTAACACGAATAATTCGACCAATACAAATTCTAATACGAATGTTTCGACTAATTCCAATACGAATGTAAATAGCTCGACTTCAAATAACACCAATACGAATAACAACGTCAATACTTCGACCTCGACATCTAACTCAACGGTTAATTCAACCGTTAATCAAAATGTTAACAATACTAATAATTCGACTTCGACTAGCTCTAATACGAATCAAAACACTAATATTAATCAATCGACTTCAGATTCTAACGTTACAACTGACAACCGAAACGTTAACGAAAACAATTCTAGATCTGATAACACAAACCGAAACATTAACGAATCTAATTCTACCCAAACCATTAATCAAAACGTCAAGAGCAAAGCTCCTCCAGCTTCAGCGATAGCTCCAAGCATTATGTCCTATTCGCAAGATCTTTGTACTGTAGGCCGCTCTGGTGCGTTCCAGGGACAGGTATTTGGCTTCTCTACAGGAGCTACCGTAACTGATGAGAATTGTGAACGGTTAAAACTATCTAAGTATCTTTACGATACTGGTATGAAAGTGGCCAGCGTTAGCATACTTTGCCAAGATGAAAGAGTATTTAAGGCTATGGAGATGGCTGGCACTCCTTGTCCTTACAGAGGCAAGATAGGTGCAGAAGCAACTTTAGCTTGGGCAGAAAACAAATCTAAAAGACCAGATGTTAAAGAACAAGAAAAGTTATTCATACAAAAATGCACACATGATTCCAACCCCAACAGAGAAAAAATAAATAAAGATGTTGTTGGCGCAGTTAAAGTTATATATACAAGAAAAACTAAAACAAGCAAACAATGCAAAAAAGAATTTTATGCTACGCAGTAGCTAGTCTGCTATCATTTAGTGTATATGGACAATACACTTATGAGTCAGGTCAAGATTTATACCACCTACAAACAAACGCTAACAACTTTGAAGGCGAGCTAGCATACGAGGTTTCAGATGATGGCATTTCTCCCGCAATTGACCTTTCTTTTAATTTTACTTTTTATGGCTCTACATTCAGTCAAGCGAGGATGGCTACCAATGGATGTCTCCATTTTGGCTCTAGTGGTAGCTATTGCAACGACTATACTCCTGACCCTATTAACGGACAGCACACTTATACCATATACGCTTTCTGGACTGACTTAATAAGAGACAGCGATTCTCGTATGAAGTCTTGGGGTGATAACAGCAAGATGATATTCGGTTGGTACGACATGAGAGAGTACAACAGAGCATCAGACAACAGTTTTGAGATAATACTTTGGAACAATAACTCGTTTGATCTTCGTTATGGCCATCTAGATATTATTAATCATGATGTATTGATAGGAGAAGTAGGATCTAAAAAAGAAGATTCTTACACTTATTACTATCATGATGAATGTAATACAGGTACAACCAACAGCTCTAGTTGTTATAACTACGATTGGAACAACTCTGATAAAAATACTAATCTAGAAAATGGCGGTTCTTTATACGGATCAGGCAGCGGTAATGGCGTTGATTGTAGCAATCCTTTAAATGATTCTAGGTGTAGCGGTTATTCAGACGCCTTATTAACCCAACAATGTAATATAAGCTCTCTTTATGATGAGTCTTGCCCCTATTATTGGGACGCATACGATGACCAGCAATGCGATTTAGATCCTCAATATGGGCCATTTTGCCCTGGTTATACGCAACAAGAAGATATAGGTTATTTTCAAGAAGATCAATTTGATTACGGTTACGAAGAAGAAGAACAGTTTGGCTACGAAGAAGAGCCTATGTTTGAAGAGTTTGTTTATGAGTTTGAAGAACAAAACTTTGAAGAACAAGAATTTATGTTTGAGGAAGAAATAATTTTTGAGCAAATGTTTCCTAATGAAGAGTACAGAGATCCATTTGAAATTAGACAAGACTTTCCTATGCAAGAAGAAGAAATATTTTTACCTGTTGAAGACTTGCTAATTGAAGAGTTTATCTTTCAAGAAACATTTTTAGTAGAAGATTTTAGAGAACCTGAAACATTTATTGAGCTTGAAACTATAGAGCAGTTAGAAGAGTGGTTTGAAGAAGAGACTAGAAGAGAAGAAGAACTTGCAGTATTGGAAGATCCAGAAGAAGAGTTTATAGAGGAAATTTTTGAAGAAGAAGCCGTTGAGGAAGTTTTTGAAGCTATAGAAGAAAGATTGGCTGAAGCTGAAATAGAAGAAGAAAGAATAGAAAGAGAAGAGACTATAGAAGAAGATGTATTTGAAGAAGAGTTTCAAGTTGCTGAAAGAGAAAATGTAAAAGGTGAAAGCTCAATTAGCAGAGAAGTAGCTCTTAGGGTGGTTGCATCTACAATAAAAACCGCAAATCAGAGTGTTAGCGGTACTAACGCTGGTAATTCTATACATGCTACTGGAAATACTGCTGCCGCAGGAAATGCTATAAGTAACTCATCTGCGGGAGGTTTTAGTACCAGTAGCTCGCCCAGCATGTCAGATCAATTTGCATCATCTACAGCTCAAACCAATCAAGTTCTTGATATGAGCAGTATGTCTGTATCAGATTCTTCTTTTAGTTCAAGCTCTATAGAAACAGAAACAGTGCTAACAGAAACAATTGTTCCACGCGGAACAATAGAAACAACACAAGACCAAATGGATACATCTATTGCATCTGTTAGTTCTGATGCAGAAAGTGAAACAGCTGTTGAAAATATTATTGCTCAAAACCTGCAAACAGCTCAAGAACAAGTTGCGGCCCAACAAGAAGAAACAGGCGAGTATGGTTCAGAAAACGCTATTATAGCTGTTATGGGGTTTCTCCCTGGATTTAATAACTACAGAATGACATACATACCAGAAAAAGAATTTTGGTATGAGCCAAAAAGCATTTATACTAATAGCAACATTTCAGACAATACTGCGGCTTTTTATGGGCTAGCAGGACAAAGCATACAAACTTTGACTGAATTAAAAAAAATGCAGCCAACTCTTTAGGAGGTTGAAATGAATTGGTTTGAAAATAAAACAACGCAACTTATAGCTCTTGCTGGTATTGTTACAACACTCGCTGGCTTTGGTTATCAGGGCGCTCAATATGTTAATAGACTAGATAACCTAGAGGCTCAAATAGGCGGCATAGGTGATACCGAACAAAAACAAAAAATCATTGAAGAAAGATTTGCGGGTATAGAAAAGTCTGTTCAGTATTTAGAAAAACAAATAGATGGCATTTCTGTTCCAGATGTAACTGAAATAAAAACAGATATAGCCACCATTAAAGCTGACATGCAATCTGTTAACAAAGAAGTAGATAAGATAGAAGCAAAAATTAATGATAAAAATCCATTAGCGGGGTAATTATGAAATTTGGTTTAATTAAAAATGTAGTAGGGGCGCTTGCTCCAACACTTGGTTCAGCTTTGGGTGGGCCTTTGGGTGGTCAAGCGGCATCTGTTATTGCTGGCGTGCTTGGTTGTCAAGCAGATCCAAAGTCTATTAATAAAGCTATACAAGAAGCGACTCCAGAACAAATGCTTCAACTTAAAAAAGCTGAACAAGATTTTGAACTTCAGATGAGAGAGCTAGATGTAGATATATTTAGGCTAGAAACAGTAGAAAAACAAGACGCTAGAAAAACTTTTAATAAAGATTGGACAGCTAGAATTATGGGTATTGCTGTTGTTGGTGGATTTATGGGCTATATATTTTTAGTAACCTTGCAACCGCCAGAACAAAATTCTGAAGCTTTAATTAATTTAGTGTTAGGATATTTAGGTGGATTGGCATCGGCAGTTATATCGTTTTATTTTGGAGCTTCCAACTCAGGCGAGAAAAAAGATGACTAATAGAACCACAGTTCAATCTGTTGCATCAGACTTAAAGTCGCATGAAGCAAAATGTGAGGAAAGATGGAAGACCATATTCAAAGAAACAGCAGAGATAAAGCAAGAGATGAACGATTTAAACAAAACCCTAAGAATAGCAATGTTTGGAACTTTTGGTTTTATAGGAACTTTATTCATCGCTTTTGTAACAATCGCATTCGGAAACTAATGCATACTTCAGACGAAGGCTTTGAGCTTATAAAAAAATTTGAAGGCTGTGAGCTTGAAGCTTATCAGTGCGCTGCGGGCGTTTGGACTATAGGCTATGGTCATACCAAAGATGTACAAGAAGGTGATAAGTGGACTGAAGAAAAAGCAGAGTTTATGTTATGGCGTGAGCTTGAAGACGAGTATGAACATTACATAAATGCTCTTGTTACAGTGCCAATGAACCAATGTCAGTTCGATGCTTTGGTTTCTTGGGTATATAACTTAGGTCCCGCTAATTTAAAAGTATCTACTTTGTTAAAAAAATTAAATGCAGGTGATTACGAAAATATTCCAAATCAAATAAAACGTTGGAACAGAGCTACAGTAAATGGTGAAAAAAAAGTTCTCCCTGGTCTTACAAGAAGAAGAGAAGCTGAGGCTTTAATGTTTGAAGGAAAGCCTTGGGAACATATATAAAATGCCTTTAACAAAACTTACATTTCAACCTGGCATCAACAAAGAGATGACAGACCTTATG